AGGATGACGAGATCGCGGAAGGCGATGCCGAGGCCATCGCGCAGGAGCTTTGTGCGCAGGTCATCCTGCGGGTCAATGCGTTCGACGATCTACTGAACGCAGTCAAGCTCGCGAAGGAAGAGATCGAGTGCCTGTTCGTCGATCACGTCTTCGATACCGAAGAGGAGTATCAGAAAGGCGTGAAGAACAGCGCCGCATTGAATGCGATTGCAGTTGCGATCGAGAAAGCGGAGGCCGCCCGTGGCTGATCCTCTCGTGGGTGAGACCAAGTTGCCCACCCTGAAAGACCTGCTCCCGCTGGAGCATATGCCTGGCCAGCCCTGGGCCTTTGTGCAGAATGGCCGGTCCATGGAATACATGCGGCAAACGGGAAGACTGTGTGTGCCAATGATCACGCTGGAGTATGACGAACTCAAAGAGCTCGCTGGGCTGGATGGAGATCGAAAGCTCGCCGAGATACTGGCTCCGCAGTACGTTGCCGAGATGGTTCGCCGCATCAACGTCCACGACGAGCTGCTGGATGCGCTGCGCCTGGCGGAGAAGTGCATGGAGACCATGATGCGCCAGGTGACGCCGCGCAGCGAGTTCCGCTCCACCGAGGAGTACGAAGCCTTCATCAAGGCCAGCCCTCAGCTGGTGCTGGTGCGTGAAGCCATCCAGAAAGCGAGGGTGCAGGGATGATCAGCAACTATCCCCTTTGTTGGCCAGAAGGCTGGAAGCGCACTGAGAGCTTCCGCATGCAACGTGCCAAGTTCGGACGCTCAGTGCAGGTGGAAGGCCGAAGCTGGAAGAGCAAGCAGGACCTGAGCGTGTACGACTCTCTCAGCCGCGTGCTGGAGCAGCTTGAGCGCATGGGCATTGATCGCCAGGACGTCATCATCAGCAGCAACGTTCCCACGCGCCTGGATGGGATGCCGCGGTCCGGATCAAGCGAGCCAAAGGATCACGGCGTAGCGGTGTACTGGAAGGAACGCAACAAGCCGATGCGCTGCATGGCGATTGACCGCTATGACCGCATGGCCGACAACCTGGCGGCCGTGGCCGCCACGCTGGACGCCATGCGAGCCATCGAGCGGCACGGCGGCGCGCAGATCCTCGACAGGGCATTCACCGGCTTTGCCGCTCTGCCTGAAAAGGCTTCGCAACCATGGCGCGAAACACTCGGCCTGCAGGGAGAAGGAGTCATCTCGATTGAAGTTGTCGAGTCACGCTTCAAGGAGTTGGCGCGCAAGCATCATCCGGACGTGGGTGGAGACGCTGAGAAGTTCCGCGAGTTAGTCGAGGCGAGAGACGCCGCGCGGCTGGAGGTGGCCCGTGGCTGAGACCATGGAGGTTCTCCACTTCCATCTCTTCTGTGGACTTGGCGGCGGCGCGCGCGGATTCAATCGTGGGCGCGCTGAACTCAACGGACTTCGTGCGCGCTTCCGCTGTATCGGGGGCGTGGATGTTAGTCCTGCATCGATCCGCGACTTCAATAAACTCGCCGGCGTACCTGGTACGGTCCTCGATCTCTTCGACCGTGAACAGTACATCGCCTTCCATGGCTGTGAGCCGCCTGCCGACTGGCGAGAAGCTACGACGGATGACATCAAAGCCGCTGCGCATCAGGAGCGGCCGAACATCGTGTTTCTTTCTGCACCCTGCAAAGGGTTCAGTGGGCTACTCTCCGAATCGCGCAGCAAGACGGCAAAGTATCAGGCGCTGAACCGTCTCACGCTTCGCGGCGTGTGGCTGATGCTGGAAGCATGGGGAGATGATCCTCCGGAGCTGATTCTCTTTGAGAACGTCCCGCGGATCGCGACGCGCGGCCGTGCGCTGCTGGATCAGATCGGCGCGTTGCTGAGACGTTACGGGTACGCGATCGCAGAGAACTTCCATGACTGCGGCGAACTGGGTGGACTTGGGCAATCGCGCAAACGCTTTTTATTGGTGGCTCGCCACCTGGAGAAGGTTCCTCCATTTCTGTATGAACCCCCACGGCGTGCGCTGCGCGCTGTGGGCGACGTGCTGGGGAGGCTTCCTATGCCGGGCGACATCGCCGGTGGACCGATGCATGCGCTCCCTAACCTGCAATGGAAGACGTGGGTGCGGCTGGCATTCGTCGAGGCAGGCTCCGACTGGCGTTCACTGAATAAGCTGCGCGTGGTGGATGGCAAGCTGGCTGACTACCTGCTCATGCCAGAGTATGGCTATTCGGACGTGCTGGGCGTGCTGCCGTGGCAAGCTACGGCGGGAACAGTAACGGGCGGAGCGTCGGCAACCCGGGGACGATTCTCAGTTGGGGATCCTCGCTTCGAAGGACGTGAGTTCGGGCAGTTCGGCGTTAGACCATGGAATGAGGCGAGTGGAACTGTAACGAGCCAGCGCTCACCAGGTCAGGGATGCTTCGCTGTCGCGGATACACGAGCAACCGGAGTGTATGGCGGCGGAGGCAAGTATGTCGTCACACCGTTCGACTCTCCATCGAACACAGTCATCGCGCAGAGCACGACCGGACACGGCAGTTTTGCCGTCGCGGATCCGCGCTGCGCAAACTATCGTCCGGATGCTCACGAGAACAAGCTCCGCATCGTTGCATGGGATCACGTCTCGCGCACGGTGACCGGCGGCAAGCATGTCCAATCTGGACTGCTGTCGGTTGCAGATCCTCGGCTGCAGGTGCAACGCACGAAGGGCGACAACTATCTCACCGCCGGTCATTACGGGGTGGTGGGATGGGATCAATCATCCGGTGCGGTGTCGGCGGCGGCCGGGCATGACAACGGACGCTGGAATGTCGCAGATCCTCGACTGCCTGAAGCAAATGAAAAGCTGGTAGCGATCATCCGCGCGCTCGATGGCACATGGCACCGTCCCTTCACAACGTTGGAACTAGCTGCCCTGCAGAGTCTGGTAGATCCTGACGAGCTGCTCGACCTGGACGGAAGCTCCGACAGCGCCAAGCGCGAGCGGATCGGCAACGCAGTGCCTCCGGGCGCGGCGCAGGCCATCGCGGATCTGATGGGACAGACGCTGTTACTTGCCTGGTCAGGACAGAGCTTCGCGCTGTCGTCCACTCCAGTGTGGGTGCAGCCGGTAGCCGTCGCGCTGAGCGTGCGACCCGCGGAGGTGGGCCGGGAATAAGCTCATCACCGTCACCGTAGACGGATCCCCCACCGTCTACGGTGACAAAGTGGAAGCCACAGAGAAGGCCAGGGAGGCATAGCGATGGACGGAGGAATGTTCGACGACTTCTGGAAATACTTCTGGCTGGCCCTGCTCTTGGCCGGCTTCCTCGGGTCGATAACCGGTCTACTGATCCACTTGCTGGCCACGCACCTTTCGATTGTAGTGAGCTGGCATTAGACCAGGAATTCACGGAACCACAAGATGTTGTACCAGCGGGCTGACCGGCGGGCAATCGCCAGGTCACATCGAACTTTAAGCTGGCACAATCCCCTGGCTCATTGCCGGGCTAGGGAACGGAGAAAGAACATGGGAAGTAAGCCGAAGAGCAAAACAATCTACATGCCGACGCATAAGGGGATGATGGCGAAGGGAATGCCCGCCCGCTCCCCGATGCGGATGATCTCCGCGGCGGTCGAGGAAGCAAACCCCGTCCACCTGACCAGGCACAAGCGCACCACGAACCGTCCACACGCCAACAAGGCCCGGCAGCAGACGCAGCGCGAGGCCCATGCCGGCATCGCCTGCAACGTGCTTCCCCAGGATGGAGGCAACAAGAAGCACACCCGTCCGCTCGACCCGTCGGAGCACGCCGGATTCTTTGGCTACAAGCATCAGTCCAGCTTCTCCCGCGCATTCTCACAACGCCGGCATAATCTGATCGCATACGAACGCAAGAACGGAAGGCGCCAGATGGAATGGCGGCTGCCGGAGATCGCACGGCCGAACTACGACGAAGACGCATTCCAGCCCGCAACACCGCGTGACATGAAACAAATTCATGGGATGGAAGCTCTCTACGATGACTGCGCGACGGCCACCTTGTACCGCAAATTCGCGGAGGCAATATTCCAGCCAGCGTGCCCGCTGACCATGACACAGCGCGCGGTGCTGGCCTACCTGGTGGAGCACGAACTCTTCCTGTACAACCCGGCGGCCGACCGCTGGAACTCCGGAAGGGTGCGCGTATCGCAGGCACGCCTATGCCATGACACTGGCTACAGCGTGGACGCCGTACGCGGTGCGCTGCGCGAGCTTGCCCAGCGCGGCATCATCAAGATAGTGCGCACGCGCTGCACCGGCAGTAAGCACGTCTCACACGATTACGTTGGCATCTGCGACTGGGCGGAGAGCGAGAAGCAGCGCTACGACCGCTCGATGGCCGCGATCCGCGCGACGGGCGACAAGTGGCGCCTGGTGATGGACCGCATCCACTCCGAGACCATGTGCGACTGGCTGGATGACGGCCGTCAACAGAAGACCTTTCACGCCGAATTCAAGAAGAGACTCGAAGAGGCTGGTGTGCCTCCGGATCGAGTGGGCCAGGTAATCCCTTCCCTGGGGTAATCCCCGCCGACAATTCAGCGATGTGCAACGCCCAGAGGCTTCGTGTCTCTGGGCGCTTTTTTTGTTTGAGCCAATAAACACGCATACTTGCGGCCGTCGCCGGCGGACGAGTGTAACCAAAAGGTTACAGCATGGAAAACCAGAAAATCGGCCAAAACGGCGAGTGTAACCAAAAGGTTACAGAGCGGGAAGAAAAGGTTACGCCCTCGATCCACAGGCGTGGAAAAGGCGCTGCTCCCGTTAGCTGAAACCAGCATGACCCGTTTACCAAAACCAGCATTAAGAATGCAGAATCCAGCAAGGAACAAACCTGAACCCGCACTTAGTATTTGACCCTTATCTGGAGTCCATGTCCTCATGCTCCGCCGCCGTGTATTTGTGCTGTGGATGCTGTGGATTGAGTGAGGAGCGATCGCTACGCGATCGGATCACAAACAAGATCTACGGCAACATCCATGCAGGGGCAAGCCCCTGCACGACCCCAGCACTGCCAAAGAAGAAGGAGCGCAAGCGCGCTGCCAAATGCACCGAGCTGAACACATGAAGTTCAGTGGTTCAGGAAAAAAGAGCAACGGCAAGAGCGACCGCAAAAGCCTGGTCACATGCAATACGAACCGTTGCGACCAGGAGAAGATGGCGACAAAGTAAGATGAGCGCGGCGCCGGCGGCCGTGGTGCGCCACAGGCGGCCGACACGGCGCTGATGGGCCCAGGGTGATAGGTAGGTATGCCGGAAAAGCCACGAGGCCCTCAGCGGGCCTCGTGGAAGAGGTGGACTAGATCGGAGGAGCTGGGGGAGAACTAGTCCACCGGGGCGGCGCTGGGCAAAATAAAAGGAGCTGCGCACCCTTCAAGGGCTGATTTAGTGAGCTGGCCACTGGTGATTGCTTCTTTGGTATCGGACTCGCAGTCAACAAAGCGAGCCACACGCGCTTCATAGACCCGATATATAGAGGGTGGAGTCAGAATGAGATTATCGAGGTGAGCACGGAGCTGCTTAAGCATTCCGTCTAAAAAAATGCGATCAAATCCTTTGGCGTCGATTGTTAGACTGACCTCTTCATCATCTAGAAACTTTCCATACATTGCCTGGGCCCGGTCACGCTCCGATGAATCCTTAATTGCCCGTGTATGCACCATCTCATCGATGAGGTCGAGGTAATGTACTCCAGCGTGTCGCATCCAACTGGAAATCATCGGTGTTTCGGCATGTGCGGAATGACGTGACTGGCCAACTCCGGCAGTGGTCAGCAATAGCATGGCAACAAGCACGGCGACTTGCTTCATGATTCCCTCCTATAAAAGTGTAACCAAGAAGGCTACAAGCGCGTTAGACGGCGCGGATCTCCAAGGTCTTGCCGAGGGCGCTCACGGCCGATGCGATGCGGTCGATCTTGGTGGCGTGGCGGATGTTGATGATACGGTTCACTTCCTGTGGAGTGGTCTTCATCCTCCGCGCCAGCTCGGTGGGGCGCACCTTCTGCTCGATCATTTCGTTCAGCAGGAGAACCTTGGCCGAGACGCTCATGGGCAGCTCGACCACTTCTTGGCCGCGCTTCGGTTTTGACGGAGGCGGCACGGAGCGGTTGTCCTCGAAGTAGAAATCCAGCGCGGTCTCCAGCGCGTCGGCCGCGTGGAGCAGGGCGTCTTCCCGGTCGTCGCCCTGGGTGATGGCCTCCGGAATATCCGGGAAGGTGACGAGGATGAACTTTCCGTCCTTCACGAGTTTGACAGGGTAGCGCATGGTGCCTCCTATTTGATTCCCAGCTGTTTCTTAATGGCGTTCACCAGTCCAGTGCCAAGTTCCTTGGAGTGCACCGGCAGAACTGACTGCTTGCCATTCAGGTTGACTTTCAGATGCGAGCCATTCCCAGAGGTGAAGGTCGCGCCTTGCTTTTCCAGCCACCGCTTTAGCTCGCTGCTCTTCATGAATAAGAATATAAACAAAAATGTTTATAACGTCAAGTAAAAATAAACAAATTTGTTTATTTATTTTCTGGCCTCGCCGGACACCTCCAACGTGGTCGAAAAATGAGAAGTGTAACCAAAAGGTTACAAGTTATTGAGTTCATTCATTTAAACGACCCGTTCGTTAGGAATTTTCTTGCAATTTTCGGATGGCAGACCCAAAGATGGAAATGCAACACGGGCTTTTTGCCCCGCGCCCTCAGAAGGCCTTCGACGCGTAGCCGGACGTTGTAGAGGACGGCCGAGCTACGTCTTAACCTCCCTTTGAATACTGCTCCCGGGCGCCCCAGCGGGCGCCCTTTTTTTAACTATGGCGAAGAATCCTGACCGCATCCCGTTGTACTCGTCGATGGCCGTGAGCTCCGCTGAGGAGCCGATCCGCTGGCTGAAATCATCGGAGGCTTTGCTGCTGCTGGCGCAGAAGGCAGCACGCGTAGAGTGCGCTTACTGCGGACTCACGGCGTCACATACTTCGCTTTGCACCAAGAGTCCGAATGGCAATCATTGGCTGTTCGCCCAGCTCTACCGGCCGAGGGAAAAAGACGGACGCCGCTCGCCATGCACGCTGACCTGGACCGACATGGAGCAGAACGCCGAGGCAGTGGCCGACCACAAAGACAACGCAGCGCGCACCAAAGTGGATGCGTGGCCGGAGATCCACGACACCCGGGCGGTGACAATCGTCGCCGGCCGAGGCGCCTACATTCCACCGCAGGGGGCAACGTGCGATGCACTCATTGGAGTATCAGGCGGCTGATGCCGCCCTGGATGGACGGATGCCGCCGCCGGCGGTGCCCTCGGCGAAGGCCTGCAACGATTGCGTTGAGCTGAAGATGTGCGAGCTATGCCCGCGCCTGTTTGCGCGCCCAGTGGGCAGCAAGCACAAATACTGCGCCGAATGCAGGACCAAGAGCCGCATGGAGGCGTTCAAAGGGCGCCTGCTGCGCTTCTTCGAGCTTCCCCATCATCGTGGATCTGGACCCTATAAGCGCACTAGACGTGCGCACGCCCGTGACAAGTATTTTGACCCGGACAGGAAGAAACCGCGATGCTTATCCCCAACGAACTGACCATCACCGCGCTGGGATTGACTGCCGCTCCCGTGGTTGCCAGGGCCATCCTATGGCTGAACCAGAAGCGCCGCGAACATGAAAAAGAGATTGTCGAGGCAACCCGGCGCGAGATGGAACGCTCCCTAGCCGAGCGCTCGAACCGTCGCTTTGTACATTCGATGGCCACCAACCACCTGCCGCACCTGTTCAACAGCGATAAGAAACTGGCCGAGGGCCTGAACATGCTGCTGGTGAAAAACGGAATCGAACACCGCGTCGAAATCGACGACGCTCCCCCGATCGACTTTATCCCCTACGACCCCGGGCGCGAGCGGTGACGCTGTTGATCTCCAACTACAAACTGCCTTAACCGGTGTAGTTCAACCCACACAAGGAGGAAGGACCGCCAGAGCAGGGCCGCTTCACTGCGGCCCTTTTTCGCGCCCTTCTGGAGCAACAAAATGATGAACTGGACGCCTCCGAAACTACCGCCGAGGCTGACGCTGGCACAGGCCATTGCCCGCGTGGAAGGCTTTTACGCGCAGGGACCCAGGCCGAACCGTCCACAGCGCAACCACAACCCCGGCGACATTGAGTATGACGACTTTTCCCGCGCGCACGGTGCCATTGGAACCGACGGACGCTTCGCCATCTTTCCCGATGACGCCACCGGCTTTGCCGCGCTGAACGCGCTGCTACAGGGAAAGCACTACGCTGGCCTCACGGTGGAAGCGGCCATCAACCGCTATGCTCCGCCGAACGAAAACAACGACCAGAGCTATGTGGCCGAGGTTTGTGCCTGGACCGGTCACGAACCGACTGACCTGGTCAGCGAGGTGCTTGCATGACCTATCCAGGATGGGCGCCAAGAACGCTGATGACGTGGTTGGTGTGCCTTCTGTTAGGTGCGCTGCTTTATCCCGTCATCCGACTGGATGCCCACTGGGGAGGATGGCTTGTGGGCATGGATAACCTCCAGGCGCGGGCGCAGACGGGCTATGGAATTCCGGCCGACGTGCACGCTTTCACCTTGCAGACCATGACTGATTCCCACGCCATGGCCGTGGATGTGCACCGTGACGTTGAGATTGCCGGCGGCACAGAGAACATGGCACGCCAGGTGCTGCGCGAGCTGCGCGATCGGTTGCCTTCCATCCTCACCGACGTGCAGCGCACAAGCAGCAAGATGCCTGACCTGGTCAGCCATGGTGTGCAGCTCGAGGATTCGTTTCGAGACGCCGGCGACGAGCTGGAGACCGTCTTTGAAAAGTTCACCATCACCGAGGATGAGCTGAATGCGCTGCTGAAGAGCGGCTGGAAGTTAGTGGATGATGCCGACCAGCTTGTGGCCAGTCACCAGGTCAATGAGTTGCTGGACGGCGCCGCGAAGATCACTCAGAACACGGCAGCCATGACCGGCGACTTTCGCGCGTGGGAGCGTCAGCGGCTCTTCCCGGGGCCGTACCAGGGCAAGTTCAAAATACTGCACAGGATCTTCGTTGTGGGACGCGGCGTGGTCACACTGGCGCAGCCCGTGTACTACGGAGCCGGCGTCTTCTCTGAACTGAAGCGGTGACTTATGAAGGGAATTACATACTTGACTCCCGTGACGACGGGAAAAGGAGAAAACAAGTGGAAAGAGTACGAGCAAAGTTCTGCGTAAGCAACATTCTCAAGGATCAATACGGCAGCATGGTTGTCAAACTCTATGCCGTTTACAAGGGCGATGAGTCCAGTCCCGAAAACGAGAGTTTTTCCAATTCAACACCATCAGGGAACGTCGAATTGACAATCACAAACCCCGCAGCAAGTGTGTTTTTCGAGAAACTTGCAGGGAAGTACGTCTACCTGGATTTTACAGAAGCAACCGCGAACTAACGTGGCTCGCGTGAGTTAAGTATGAAATCCCCTTTATGAAAGGAGCGCGCGGGAAATGATCTCCGAATTCAACGGCGCTACGAACGTCATCGCCCTGGTGGTGATCGCACTCGGAGTCGCACTGTCTTTTACTCAGCCCGGAGCTGGCCACGATCTCATCATCGGTGGACTTGGTGCTCTCGGTGGCGCGACCTGGGCGCGTCGCGGGGCTGCGAACCAAATCCCAAACGACCCGCCGCAGCAATAGCTGCGGCAGAAATGGACACCACAATGGCAAACAAGTTCGAGACGTTTCTGTCGAAGGTTGGCGCAGAGGTGAAGAAGATCGCCTCCTACGCCGTCACCAAGGTCTTACCCGAGGTAACCAAGATTGTTGTTGATGCCGAGCCGGTGGAGGATGTGGCGCTTGACCTTGCGGGGCTGAGCTCCATCGTCCCCGAGTTCAATACGGTGGCATCGGCTGCGCTGTCCGTTGAGCAGGCCGCGGCGATCCTGCCGGCGGGGATGACGTCGGCCGCCAAGTTCGCTGCGGTGTTCGCGGCCGTGCAGGCCGACCTGCTGCCGAAGCTGGAAGCCTTGGGTCTTACCAGCGAATCCGCCACGGCGAAGCTCAACGAATACATCCAGGCCGTAATCACCACTATCAACACGTTCTCGGCGGCTACCACCACCACGAGCGCCACGGCTGCCGCAGCCAAGACTGCCGCGGCTTAGAACATGCCGATCCGGTCACGCCGTCCCTGCACCGAGCCGGGGTGCGGCGCACTGACCGAACAGGGATTGTGCGCCGAGCACCGCCGCGAGCGGGATCGGCGCCGTCCAACCTCGGCGGAGCGGGGATACGACCGGCGCTGGCGCCAGGTGCGCGCGGCGTTCCTGCGCGAGCACCCGATATGCCAGGCGAGTTGCGGATGCGCTCGCCTGGCTTCTGAGGCACACCACGTGGTTCGTATCGCCGACTGTGGCGCACGGTACGATACCGCTAACTTACAGGCGCTGTGTGACTTACATCATGACGCACTGGGTGGGTCTGGCGGACGAGTATGACCGCCTTGGCCGCTCCATGGCTGGCAGGGGTGGTAGGGAATCCTTTTGCCAGTCGCGCGTTGACCGCCCGTCCAATAGCACACACACATCCGCAAAATTTCAAATTTTAACGAGCTTTCCCGAGCCGCTAACGAGGCGAATGGCCATCGAGTCATCCTCCGAAGCCGCTCGGGACGGGCGATTTGGAGGGCTCATGTCGCGCAATCGAACGCCGACTGTACTGCTGGAGGGACGTGGGGCTTTTGAGCACGATCCGCAGCGTAGCCGCGATAACGAGCCGATCCCTTCTGGTCCGCTGGGCGACCCTCCTGCCTGGTTCAACGACGTGCAGCGTGCCGTCTGGAATGAGGTCAGTGAGCAGGCTGCCGAGGGTGTGCTCACCGTGTGTGACCGCATGCTGGTGGAGATCTACTGCACGCTGGTCGCGCGCCATCGCGGCGGAGGGGTGGATGCCGAGGGAGAGACGCAGCCGCCAGAGATACTGAAGGCCTCCGAGTACAACCTCATCATCTCGATTCTCAGCCGCATGGGGTTCACCCCGGCCGACCGGTCTAAGCTCAATGTCCCGTCCAAAGAAAAAGAAAAAGCTGCAAATACTTTCGAGGAGCTTGCCAACACCGGCCGTGGTCGAGATCCGGCCAAGCCCCAGTAGCCTACGCGACTATGTCGCCATCGCCAACCAGTACGCGCGCCAGGTGGTCGCCGGCAAGATCATCGCCTGCCGCCAGGTGATCCAAGCCTGCCAGCGTCACCTGCGCGACCTGGAGCGCCAGGGCACCGAGGCTTTCCCATTCGTGATGGATGCGCCGTCGGCCGAGCGCGTCTGCCGCTTCTTGGAGGCGCTGCCTCACGTCAAAGGGCGCTGGGCTCGTCAGCGTGAGACGCTCACGCTGGAGCCATGGCAGTGCTTTGCCGTCGTCTCGCTCTTCGGCTGGGTGGAGGTCGCTGACCGCACGCGCTACCGCTTCCAGGAAGCGTATATCTGCATCCCGCGTAAGAACGGAAAGTCCTTCAAGGCTGGCGGCATTGGTCTCTACAAGTTCGCTGCCGATGGCGAGTACTGCGCCGAGGTTTATTTCGGCGCCACGTCGGAGGAGCAGGCCAAGCGTGTTGGCTTTAAGCCGGCGCGCGCCATGGCCCTGAAGTCGCCTGAGCTGTGCGACGCCTTCCATATCAAGGTCAACGTCAACTCGCTGGTGAAGGAGGACGACCAGTCAATCCTCAAGCCGGTGATTGCCCGGCCAGGCGACGGAGATATGCCTTCTTGCTCCGTCATCGACGAGTACCACGAGCATCCCAAGCCAGAGCTCTACGACACGATGAAAACCGGAATGGGATCGCGCGAGAATCCGCTGCTCTTCGTCATCACCACGGCGGGCAGTAACCGCGGCGGCCCGTGCTTTCTGTTGCAGCGGGATGCCGAGGACGTTCTCGCCGGCAAGATCGTCAATGAGCGCTGGTTCGTGCTCATTTACACCATCGACCCTGAAGATGACTGGAAGAGCGAGGAGGCGCTGCGCAAGGCCAACCCGAACTTCGGAGTCTCCATCGAGGCGGACAAGCTCATTGCCGCGCAGCAGGCTGCTATCCAGTCGGCGCGCCTGCAGAATACTTTCAAAACCAAGCATCTCAACGTGTGGGTCAATGCCGCCATCGCCTGGATGAACATGGAGCGGTGGAAGGCCTGCGAGGACCGCACGCTAAAGCTGGAAGATTTCGCCGATGAACCGTGCCTTATCTCCCTGGACCTGGCCAGCGAGATTGATATTGCCAGCAAGGTCTACCTGTTCTGGAAGTGGATTGACGGCAAGCAGCACTTCTATTGCTTCACCCGCCACTACCTGAACCAACTGGCGGTGGAAGAAGGCGGCGAGCACTACGCCAAGTGGGTGGAAGATGGCTGGCTCACTGCCACGCCCGGCAACGTCACGGATTATCCAACGATTGCCGAGGAACTCATCGAGGACAGTGAAAAGTTCGCGCCGCGCGAGGTGCCTCACGATCCGTACCACGCCGCGGCACTCGTCCAGTTCATCCAGAAGGACCCGCGCTGGAATCAGTCCATCGAGTTCGTGAAGGTAACGCAAAACACCGAGCACATGTCGCCGGCCATGAAGCAGTTGGAGGCCCTGGTACTCGACGGCCGCCTGCATCATGACGGTGATCCGGTGCTGGAGTGGATGGTCTCGAACGTGGTGGCCAAGTACCTGGCCAAGGAGAACATCATGCCGGACAAAGAGCGTCCTGAGCGGAAGATCGACGGAGCGGTGGCGCTGATGATGGACATTTACCGGGCAGTGGCTGTGGCAAGCGATGACGATTACGAGGAGTACACAGGATTTTAGCCATGCTGAAGCTCTCTACTTTGATTGACCTGCTCACCATTGCCGGCGTCGTCCTCATTGCCGTTGGCCTCTATCTGTACAGCCACCCGCTGCTTTTCGTGATCGGCGGCCTGCTCAGCATCGGAGCCGCCCGGGCATTGGCCCGCGCCGAATCCGAGCATAAAAAGCAGGACGGGGTCGGAGGGTAATTCATGTCCATTTTTGGCAGCCTGCTCCGTAGTATGCCCTTTGATAATCCCCAGATTCCCATGAACGCGGCCAACGTGGCTTACTTCCTCGATCTCTTCGGCGGCGGACGCACAGAGTCGAATGAGATTGTCACGCCGACCACCGCGATGCAGCTCACGACGGTCTTCACCTGCGTCCGTATTCTCAGCGAACAGGTCGGCAAACTCCCGCTCCTGGTCAAGCAGAAGACCACCGACGGAATCACTTTGGCGGAGCGGCACCCGCTGTATTCGCTGCTGACGCTAAGTCCGAATCCCGAGATGTCGGCCATGGTCCTCAAGCAGTCCGTCACGGCGCAAACGCTACTCTGGGGCGCAGGTTACATTGAGCTGCAGCGCAATGGCGCTGGCAACATCGTGGCCATGTGGCCCCGCGGTGCCTGGGCAACTCGTCCGGTGCGCTCGCAGAAGACCGGCGTCCTCGAATACGAGACATCGGACAATCACGAGCACGCCACTAAGTACATTTCGCAGGAGAACATGATCTACCTGCCCTATGTATCGCTGGATGGCATGGTTGGCATGTCGCCAATCTCCTGCGCCCGGCGCGCCTTTGGGACTGGCCTGTCTCTGGACAAGTTTGGAGCTCGGTTCTTTGGCAACTTCGCCACCCCGAAGCTCGCCCTGGAAGTCCCCAACAAGATGAAGCCGGAGGACAAGGCCCGGGCGCGCAGTGACTGGGAGATGCAGCAGTCGGGTGCCAACCAGCATCGCCTGGCCATCCTCGATAACGGGCAGAAGCTCACCCAGCTTTCTATCCCGCCGGAGGATGCGCAGTTCCTGCAAACGCACCAGATGTCGGATCGCCGGATCTGCGCCATGTTTGGCGTGCCGCCGCACATGGCCGGTGACCTGGACAAGGCCATCAAGTCCAACGTGGAGCAGCAGGGCATCGAGGTCCTGCAGTACACGCTGTCTCCCATGCTCACCCGCTGGAAGCAGGAGTTGCAGCGGAAACTCTTTCCCACCATTGGGCGCAGCGCTGGCCGCTATGTGATTGGCTTTGACGTGCGGGATCTGCTGCGGCCCGACGCCGCCAGCCGCCAGAGCTACTACCAGAGCGGCATCCAGAACGGCTATCTCACTCAGAACGAGGTGCGTGAGGAAGAGGGCTACAACCCCTACGAAGAAGGCGTGGGCTCACAGCCCTCGATCCAGCTCAACATGCAGCCGCTCGCCAACATGCTCGGCGCGCAGGTACAGAAGGACGACGACCAGGCAATTCCGCAACAGAACAGTCTGGCCAGCCGCCTGGCGCGGGTCTATTTGCCGCTGTTTAGCGACGGAATGAGCCGCTTCCTGCACCGTTCCAAGCGCGATCAGGCTGGTTTACTGGCCTGCGTTGGGCCGTGCCTGGAGTCGGTATCGGTCACGCTTCGTGGCCCTGCCGTGGTCCCGAATGAGTCACTTTCGGAGCTGGCGCGCCAGGTAGAACGTTTGCTTGTGTGCTCGGAGCAGTGGGATGCCGACAAAGCGGAAGAAGAGCTGCAAACCAGCGTACTCGGCCTCATGTCGGCCGCCGGACGTGATATTGCCGCCGCGCGGGAAGCGCGTGCCAAGGAGAAGCATGACGACGAAGAAGAACAGTGAGCAGCGGAAGCGCGAGTTCCGCCAGGTACCCGTCCGGGAGCTGCGCGTCAAGCGTGCAGACTCCGGTGCCATCACCATTGACGGCTACGCGGCCGTCTTCAACTCGCTCTCCGAGGATCTGGGAGGCTTCCGTGAGCAGATCCTGCCCGGAGCGTTTACCGGCTGCCTCAAGAATGAGCCGGACGTGCGCTGTTTGTTTAACCACAACGAGTCGAGGATCCTCGGCCGCACCAAGAGTGGAACCCTCACCCTGGACGAGGACGATCGCGGCCTGCACTATGCCTGCGATCTGCCGGATACGCAGTACGCACGCGATCTTGCCACCAGTATCGAACGTGGCGACATTGACCAGTGCAGCTTCGGATTCTACTGCCTCGATGATGACTGGGCCATGATGGACGATACGCCGGTGCGCTCGGTCAAGTCGGCCGAGCTCTTCGATGTATCGCCGGTCACGTATCCGGCCTACCCGGATACCGAAGTCTCCATGCGCTCTGCCTTCCCGGACGGCAAGGTAGTTATCCCGGCCGGGCTCAAGCGCGGCAAGCGCAATGAGGGCTGTGATTGTGATTGCCCGGAATGCAAGGACGGCGATTGCGCCGAGTGCTCCAACGAACAGTGCGACGATCCCAACTGTGAATGTGCCCTTCGCTCCCTGCGCTGCCGTATGCGCCTTGCGCGGGAGTTCTAGCCAACCCCACACCATTTCGTAAGCCCCGTGGTGGCGCACGCGCGCTCCATGGGCGCAGTACTCCAACCGCTCCCGCCGAGTGGATGGCCAGCTACACAAAAAAACAACAGGAGAAATTTTATGAAGCGTAGTCTGCAGCTCCGTCAGGAGCGCGCCAAGCTGTTTGCCCAGGCTCAGGCCCTCATCCCGGCCGAAGGCCGCATGTCGGCGGAAGTCAATGCCCAGTTCGACAAGATCATGGTCGACGTTGACAGCATGAAGTCCGAGGTCGAGCGCCTCGAACGCGCCGAGGCCATCGAAGCCGAACTGGCTGAAACCCGCCAAATGGAAGGTGGCAAGCCCTCCGGCCCCGCTGCCTCCGAAGACGAGAAGGCGAAGGAAGAGCGCGAGAAGAAGTACCGCTCGGCCTATGACCGCTATCTGCGCCGTGGCCTCAACCGCATCAGTGAAGAGGATCGCGCTCTGCTGAGCAGCGGCAACATCCGCAGCAGTGAATACCGCGATCTGGATAACACCACCGGCGCCGGCGGTCTGTACACCATCCCCACCGGCTTCCAGAAGGAGCTGGAGGTTGGCCTCAAGTACTTCGGCGGCATGCGCTCCGTGGCCCGCATCATCACCACCGCCACCGGCGCGCAGTTGCCCTGGCCCACCACCAACGACACGGCCAAGAGCGGACGTCGCCTCGGCGGCAACGCCGTCAGCAATCCGGCCGTGGAGAACGACCAGTTCTTCGGCCAGCAGCTGATCAATGCCTACACCTACACGACCGATGTGATCCGGGTCCCCAACGAACTGCTAAACGACTCCGCGTTCGACCTGCAGTCGGAGATCGGCGACCGCTACAAAGAGCGTATCGGCCGCATCCAGAACAAGGAGTTCACCATCAACACGGGCGGAGGCCCCAACGGTTTCGTCACCGTGGTCCCTGTGGGCGCCACCGGAGCCGCCGGCGAGGTCAGCAGCTTCATCTACGACGATCTGATCAACCTGATCCACTCGGTGGACCCCGCGTACCGCGTGGACAGCACGTTCATGTTCCACGACCAGACCCTGGAAGTGATCCGCAAGATCAAGGACAACTACGGCCGTCCGCTCTTTGGCCCCGGCCTCAATGGCGAGGAGCCGGACACCATCGCCGGCAAGCCCTATGTCATCAACCAGGACATGGCGACTCCGGCCGCCAACGCCCTCTCGATGGCCTTCGGCAACTTCAAGAAGTACATCATCCGTGACGTGGCTGGCTCGATGGTGATCCTGCGGCTCAATGAGCTGTACGCGCTCAACAACGAGACCGCCTTCGTCGGCTTCCTGCGCTCGGATGGCCAGATGGTGGATGCGGGTACCAACCCGATCAAAACCTTCAAGCACCCGGCTGCTTAACCGGATGCGGGCGGATCGTGAGGTCCGCCCGCTCTTGGAGCTCACATGCTGGTCAAAATACTCAAATCCATCGGGGGGAGCGGCGATTACGTCGCTGGCTCCTCCCGGATATTCAACCTCGACCCCGGCATGATCGTCGAAGTGCGTGACGACGTGGCCCGGGGATGGTGTGCCTCTGGAATCGCATCTCCGGAGGCCGTGGAGGCGCCCATGCAAGTCCCGGAGACTACCAGGCTGGAACGTCCGCAGCCGGCCGCTGTACGCCGGCCGGGGCGCCCGCAGCCGCGTACTCCTGAGCGCGCGGTGAAGCCCAAAAACAAAAAGCGCGGGAGGTAGCCATGCAGTTTGCGCTCAAACGGCTTGTGCCGCCCGAGCAGGAGCCGGTGGACTTCGGAACCATGAAGTCGCACCTCGCCCTGGATGAGTCCTACACGGCAGACGACGCCCTGATTCAGAGCATGATCGCCTCCGCCCGCTCCTACATTGAGAACTACACAGGCCGCTGCCTGCTTCCGCAGCAGTGGATGCTGGCGCGCGACTTCTTTCCTGCCTTCCGGGTGGGCGAGTCGGCTCCCGCTCGCTCTGATTTCGACGCGCTCGGCAATTACAACTTCAACTCATGGCGCAGCAACGACTCGCAGACCATCCGGATTCCCAAGTGCCCGCTGATCTCGGTGGACTCCATCAAGTACATGGCAGACACCTCCGGCACGCTCACGACTCTGGATCCATCGCTCTACCAGGTGGACCTGCTCTCCGAGCCGGGGCGCGTACTGCCGTCGCCCGCGGCTGGGTGCTGGCCGCAAACGGCGCCGATGGCCAACGCCGTGCAAGTCACCTTCACCGCCGGATACGCGGATGGCGGCAGCGTTCCGGACACCATCATGCAGGCCCTGCGCCTCACGGTGGCTGCCTGGTATTCCAACCGCGAGAACTTCATGCTCGGCGTTTCCGGCGCCACTGAGCTGCCGCTGGGCGTGTGCAACCTGCTGGATACGGAGGCGGTCCAACCCTTCGGACTGTATTGATCCATGTTTCGACCGACTCCGGCGGGCGAGTTCCGCCACCTCGTGCAGTTCCAGTCGCGCAACAGCCAGCAGGACGCCGCAGGCCAACCAGCCGATACCTGGACGACGTACCTCACCACGCGGGCCAAGATCGAGATCCTGCGCGGGCAGTTGCAATATCAGTCAGACGTATTCATCAACAAGAACACCTACCAGATCACGATCCGCTACCCGCACCTGGTGGCTACCGGGGTGGATGCCGAGGGCAACCCGACCACCAAGATCGCGGTCCAGGACCAGATTGTGTTCAACAGCCAGGTGTATGTCATCCAGGCGATCATCAACGTGGAGCAGCGCAACCGTGAGCTGATGTTCTTGGCCTACGTCGTGAACGACGAGGAATAGCCATGGCCAATGACGTGATCCAGTTCGACGTGGATGACAACCTGGATGAGCGCCTCAGCGCGTTCCAGGGAAAGCTGGCGCGCGTGATCCTCCGCGAGGCGCTCGCCGCCGGCGGCCTGGTCCTCAAGAACGCCGTCATCGAACGCGCTCCGGAGCGGACCGACGATGTGAAGGGCGGCAACTCACTGCCGCCGGGCGCCCTGAAGATGGACATCGGCGGCGATGTGAAGCTCTTCCCGGAGAGGAATTCCGGAATCGTACGCGTCGGCCCCTCCGACCTCACGGCCTACGTGGCCTGGTGGCTGGAAAAAGGCCACGACATAAAGTCGCACGGCAAGAAGAAGTCCCGCCGGGTCATCGGCCACGTGCCTCCAGAAAGGTTCATGGTTCCAGCGTTCGACGAATCCATGGATGCGGCGCTGGCGGCCTTTGCGGCCAAGCTGAAGGAAGGACTGGAGGAGGCGGAAAAGAATGGAAGCCACTAACATCCGCGACATCCTTGCGGCTCATCCTCCGATTAATGTGAACAATTCGCTTCCAGCGATTTCGGACATGGTGAACAACGGGATCTATCCGGTGGCCATTCCACCGGGCGCAACGTTTCCCTGTCTCACCTACTCGATCACTTCCAGCGTCCCGCTCGATGGCTACAGCCTGGACGCCACCTGGCGCACGCGCAGCCGGGTGACCATCGACGTATTCGCCGACACGTACCTGACGCTGTGCAGCATCGTGGATGCCGTCCATGCCGCCCTCGATGGGTATGCGGACGACAATATCCAGCTCATCCTGCCGGAGAACGAGCAGGACTTTTACCTCTCCGATTCTCAGCTCTACCGGCGTGAACTCCAGTTCTTCGCCTACACCTAACCCCTGAAAGGAATCCTCATGACTTCGAAATCTGGCATCGGCAAAGGGTCGATTCTGTCCATCGGCAACGGCGGCACTGGTGAGACGTTCACCAAGGTCGCCGAGGTCAAGAGCATCAAACCCTCCGGCTACAAGATGGGCACCTATGACTCCACCAACCTGGACAGCACCAACTCAGAGGTCGGGTCCACCATCATCGACTACGGGGAATACGACGTCGAAGGCAACTTCCTGCCGCTCGATCCCGGGCAGGGGGCGCTTGCCACCGCCTTCGCCGCCGGTGGCTCGCATGACTTCACCCTGCAGCTCCCGAAGCTCGGCGGACAGACCACCAGCGGGAACCTGATCGCCTTCACCGGCGTCATCACCGAATACACTCCCTTCGGCGAAATCGCCGAGACCAAGGGCGTGGATTTCAGCGCCAAGATCAAGATCAACGTTCCGCCCACCGTCACTCCGGGCAGCTAACCGTCAGGGGGGTGCGCTCACCCCCCAACCCTTATACCCATGTCCAAAAAGACTGTTGCGAATACCGCACTTGACCCCACCTTGCCCAAGACTGAAATCGAGCTTAAGGGAAAGAAATACTTCCTTTGCTATGACTTCAATGCCATCGCCGTCGCCGAAAATCTTTCCGGCATCAACATGCTCACGGCCATCGACTTCCAGAAGCTCGACGCCGGCAAGCTGCGCGCGCTGCTCTTTGCCGCGCTGCTCAAGCTACAGCCTGAGCTGACCCTCGAAGCGGTTGGCGACCTGATGCCGCTCCCCACGATGTTCGGCGAGCTGGCTACCGCCCTGGCCGCGTGCTACTACGGCGCAAATAGCGTGGATGGTATCCGGGAGGAAGCGCCGGAAAACCCCGCGACGCCAGAGAGTCTCTAACTCCCGAGGTTCTCTGGCAGCTCCTGCTGGCTGAGGCACGCTTCTGCTTTCACCTGTCGCCCGAGGAGTTCTGGGCGCTCACTCCCCGCCAGTTCGCCGCGCTGCGCCGCTTCCACCACTACCAGGTGCAGCACACCGAGCTGCTGAACGGGATGGCATGCGCCGCCACCGCCAACTTCTCCCTTGGAGCTCCCAAAAAGCCGCTCCGTCCGCAACTCTTCATGCCGTCACAGTGGAGGCGCCAGTCAGCCGAGCGCCCCCGCCGCCTCACCCGCAAAAAGATTGCGCAGCAAATCATGAACGTCATCCTGGCAACGCCAGGCACCACCGTGAAGGAGGGTTAGGCCATGGCCGTCGCATCGCTATCCGTAAACCTCCGGGCCAATACCTCCCAGGTCACAACCGAGCTGGAGAAGATGAAGACCTCCGCCCGGGCCGCCATGCGCGAGACGCAGAAGGAGATTCAGGAGTCCAACCACTCCCTGGGTCTCTTCGGTGAGGCCTTCGGCGTCACGGTCCCGCGCCACATTCGGACGTTTGTCTCGGAGCTGCCCGGCGTCTCCAAGGCCATGTCCGCGGCCTTTGATGCCATTGCCATCTTCGTCGTCATCAAGGTCATCGCCGAGGCTGCCGAGAAAGTCAAGCAGCTGAAAGAGGCGTGGGACGAACACGGCAAAAAGGCCGGGGAAATGGCCAAGCAGATGGGCGAGGTTCTGATTCCCATCCGCAACGCCAACGACGCCCTGGAAGTGCAGAAGGACGCAATCCAGAAGTCGATTGACAAGCTGGAGCACAAGCCGCACAACGCCATCAAGGATGCGATCGACGAGGCAATCGTCAGCGCCGATACCCTGGTAGAAAAACTTTCACAGTCCGCCCAGAAGGTATCCGACCTGCTGCGCAAGCAGTCTGTTAGCAGCACCTGGGGGTTCATCACTGGCCAGGGTGCCACTACCGACGTATCTCGTGGGTGGGACAACTTCTCTTCCAGGATGGAACAGACCGTCGAGCATTTTCGTGACGAGCTGGTCGAGGCGAAGTCCCATGGCTCCAGCCAGGAACAACTCAATGAGATCACGGGAAACGCGCGCACGGCTCTGACCAAGGTGTTTGAGGACTACCGCAAGGAATACCAGAGCGGAGATCCGAATCATATCGGATACATGCCCTACAACCAGGCTGTGCTGGAGCAGAAGAAGTACAACCCGAATTCCACCACGCCGGGAGCCGATTATTCGAAAACCATTCAGGCGCTGAGCGTCGTCAACTACTCCGCCCAGCAGCAGTTGCAGCACGCCCTGGGGGAATTCGATCTCGGTGATCTTAAGAAGCGCCAGGGGGTTGACCAGGCTGCCGCAGCCAACAAGAAGGACACCACCAAGGGCGATGAGGCGGAGAAGCGCCTCATCGGAATCATCCTGGAAGGCTTGGCTGATGCGAATGCGCGCTACGATCGCGCCCTCCAGCTTCCGTCTGTCCGGCCTGGTAACGAAGAGTGGGCCTACGGAGTTAAAAACCCCGACACTGGAATGCGACAAGGTGGAGAGTTCGCCAAGCTCCGCGCCGCGGCCTACAAGGAAGACGAGGCTGAGGAACACAAAGACCTGGAGGAGTTCAACCGCTTCAATAACAAGCTGAACGCCGAGAACGACCGGCTGGCCTCCATCCACGAAAAAGAAGCGAAGGACCAGGAAGAGCACGTCAAAAAGACCGGGGAGATCGCCGCCAAGTGGATCGAGTTCCGGCAGAAGACCGGAGCCCTGTCGCAACCGGAGGCCAGCAAGCAGCTCACCGCGGCACATACCTCTGAGTTCACCCAGATGATGTCAATCCTGGTGGCCAACCGCGACCGTATCGCGGCCGAGTCGCCAGGCGCCCGCTCTGATGGTGACCTCAAAGTCTGGCAGGAACGTCACACCGAGCAGTTGCAGAAGGCCAACGGCGCCATCTCCACGGCGCAGGATGCCTTTGGCCTGCAGCACGCGCAGGACACCTACAACCAGTCAATGCAGACGGCCGGCCGCGGCTTCCATGAGTTCTTCACCGAGTTCACCAACGACGCTAACAACTCGGCGGCCACGGTGAAGAACATCATGAGCACCACGGTCAATGGCATCAACGCCCAGATCGCCAACGCCATGATGGGCAAAAAGACCAGCTTCCACAAGGTCTTCGAGCAGGCTGGATCCAGCATGATCCAGTCCGGACTGAAAAAGGGCGAGTCGGCCGTGGCCAGCGCCTTCGGTATGGGAAAGCAGGGTTCCTCTCCTCTCAAACCCATGTTCGTCAGCGTGGTGTCTGGCCTAGGAGGCCTTGGCCAGGCGGGTGGGGGCATCCTCTCCGGCCTCAAGCACCTCTTCGGCTTCGCCGCCGGTGGCGATCCTGACCCGTACGGAATCTCCATGGTAGGCGAGAAAGGCCCGGAACTCTTCATCCCGCATGGCGTCTCCGGAACCATCATCCCGAATGACCGGATCGGATCGTTCGGAAGCAGCAAAGACGGCTCTACCTACAACATTGACGCCCGCGGCACCAACGCCTCTGAGGTGGATATGCGCGTTCGCCAGGGGATGATCATGGCCCACAACCAGGCCGTGCAGTCCTCGGCCATGGCGCAACAGGAGCGTGCGCGCCGCATGCCATCGAGTAAGCGAGGGGGCTTCTAATGCTCGCGCAATATCAGGACAAGCCGGTCAACTGGAGCGGTGGCTCGATTGTGAGCGTCAGCGGCCAGAGCTTTACCCAGGCCTTGCAGGCGTATTTGCAGTACACGCCATCCAGCCAGAGCTTCCTCGCCCTGGCCGGCGTCACGCTGACCATCTCCGGATGGATCAATACGGCTGGCCTGGCCGGGCACCCATCCACCAGCTCCACCTGGAACGCCGCGCTGGCCGTGCTTATCACCTCCACCTCGGGAGTGCAGAGCTACGCGACGGTAACTGGTACCACGGTAGCCTCCGGCTCTGGCTGGACGTACGTCACCGGGACCGTCACGATCCCGGCCAACGCCGCCACGCTGCAGCTCTGCCTGAACATAGACCAGACCACTAACAACGCCAGCTACACCGCGCTGTTTGCCAACGTGACCTGCACCCTCAGCTTCAATGGCTGGAACATTCTTCCGATGCCAAAATCTCCAGCGCCGAAGCAGCTCGACATGGAGATCACCGATAGCGTCAGCCAGGTGCAGTCGCCCTTTACTCTGGCTACGCAGATGCAGGTGTGGCCTGGGGCGGAACGGTGGAATTGCAACGTCTCCATGCCGCCCATGAAGCGCCCCATCTCCAATCCTTGGGTCGCCTGGCTGATGTCGTTGCAGGGCATCCTGAACACTTTCCTCATGGGAGACGCGACGCACGCCATTCCCGCTGGCAACCCCGCGGGAACACCCCTGGTGGACGGTACCGTCTCCGGCTACAACCTGCCTGCATTCTACGTACTGCACACCAAGGGCTGGACGCCAAACACCGGCAACCTGCTGCTCGCCGGTGACTACATTCAGCTCGGCGTGCGCCTGCACCGGCTGACCAAGACGGTCAACTCAGATGCCAACGGAAACGCCGTGCTGAATATCTGGCCGGCCATCCGCGAGATGCCGGGCGATGGCCAGCTCCTGATTGTCAGTGACACCCACGGGCTGTGGCGCCTGGCGGAGAACAAGCGCGCCTGGACCGAGTTCAACACCCAGATAGTGCCACTCTCCTGGAAGATGACGGAGGCCCGATGACTACGCGCAATCTGACCACCAACCAGGCCGCCGCGGTCACCGGGACAGTCCTCTATCCGGCCCTGCTCTTCGATCTGATCTTCGGCGATGGCACCTATCACGTCTGGTGCGGCATTGGCAGCCTCATCGTCAACGGCGTCACATACTTGGGTGTGGGCAGCCTGGGCAAGGTCAGCACCATCAGCGAGGGAACCAGCGTCGAAGCCAAGGGCGTCACGATGACGCTATCCGGCATCGACCCAACTCTGCTTCCGGAAGCCATGTCGGAGATCAGCGTAGCCAGCCGGGCCAAGATATACCTGGCGTTGCTCAACCCGCAGGCCACCAGCATGAGCGGCCTGGTGATTGACACACCCGTCTGCCTGTTCAGCGGCATCATGGATGCCCCCTCCATCGACATGGACACCAACACCTGCACCATCAGCATTGA